ATCACCTTTCATGTCAGCAATATATCCCATAGGACCACCGTTTATTACAGGATTTAAATGTATAAAATTACGAATAGATCCAGCTGCTCTTGGACTTATCCTATAACAAGAAGCACCTTGACCGAATAACTTAACATCTATTCTTTTATCTAAATCCCATTCTTTCTCAAATAGCTCATAGTCTCTAAGTCTAGAATCATGTTCTATTATTAAAGCCTCTTTTATATTCCTTTCAAATATTGTTTTCCATATCATATAGTGTGAAACGAATGCAGCCTTTTCAGATGGTGTATACTCTTTTATTATTTTCTTCTTAACATATTTTCCAGAATTACTTGTTCCAAAATTCAGTTTAACCCTACTATTATAATTACCAGGATGATATGCATCGAACCGATTTAATTTAAACCCGTTCGATTCCCAAGATTCTTTTATTTGCTCGTAGTAGTATTCAGAGACCTCATTCCCACGAATCACTATAACGAAAGTAGTCACATTTTCAGGCTTCATTACTTATCTATTTTTAGTTTCACCGTATGGGTTTGGCCTTGATCTTCTTCTTGATCTTGTTCAGGCTCTTGTTGGTCTGGTTCGGGTGCTTCTTCTTCTGGAGCTTCACCTTGAATCTGATCTTGAATCTGTTTAATCTCGTCGTCATCAAAGTAAAGAACGTTTTTCATTAACCACTCTTTAGACAGATATTCGCCAACGTATTGTTGTGCCATATCCATAGTCTGAAGTCTTTCTCTTAGGATTTCAGCATCTTTTAATTCTGTAAAGTGATTATCCCTGGAAAAATCAAACTGAATATCGTTAGAAATATCTTCCCAATCTTCCTCAGTAATAATACCTTTTAAAATAAGCTGCTTTCTTAATATCTCTCTGAATAATATAGAAAAGCGCTTACGGATGCGATCGATGAACTTTTGAAACTTTAGCTCGTCACGTGAAATCTCAGTAGACCTACCAAGCGAAAATTGAGCTTCTTGTTCAAGTCTATTGATAGGTACGTTCAGTGCACGATATAGTCTTTTTTGGAAATAAACTATATCATCAATTTGTCCTAGGTTCTCACCGCCGGGTAGTGTACTAATTTCTGTACCTCTACCGCCTTCACGACGTGGTAACCAGAAATCCTCAAGCATTGACATATGCTTGCGATCATCTTTAACTTCACCCGTGTTAGCATCATAGACTAGCTTATTTCTATAGCGAGTCATAATACCTTTCATATATTCTTCAGCTTTACCTTTAGGTAAGTTACCAACATCAATATAGAATATACGTCGCTCTGGCGCACGTGCGAGACGATAGATGACAAGTGAGTCTTCCATCATACGCAATTGGTTAATTGGCTTTAGAGCTTTATGTAGATAAGAAACTACATGTTTTTGTGTAGCATCTAATAGACCAGACGTAACATATACGACTGAATCTTTAGTAAGTTTTACACCGCTATTTTGTTGTCCTGGTTTTTCTTGATAGATGTAATATTCATTCTGACCTTCGATAATATTCGCACCTGTAATAGGAACTTTTCTCTTTTTAATCTCTTTTACTTTACGAATTTTAGCAGAGTCAATTGGACGAATATCTTGGATACCTTCTTTAGGTTTATCCTCATTCACGACTAGATGATAGTTTAGTCTACCATCGATGTACCATTTTCTAAAAATGTCATGCGCAAGATCGTTAAATCTAAGCATGTATAGAAGTGATTGGAATTCTTCTTGGATCTTATTCTTAATACTCTTAGATAATTCTAATTTGTCCATTTGCAAGGAAACTGACATTTCGTCTTCGCCTGCAATAGCTTCGTTTACAATATCTTCAATTGCTGCATCAACTTCCGGATGCATAGCAACCCCACGATATTTTTGAATGAGAGTGGAATTATCTTTAGATTTATCGCCGTCAATATCTACGTATTGACCATAGTGTGCACCAGATGCAGTAACGTAACCAGCACCATCCTCGTCCACTTTAGGGACAATGGATCGTAGGTTTTTCTCTTCTTGTTCTTCTTTTTTGGATCTGCGGATTTCAAATCCGAAAAGTGTAAGACCGTTATCTGCCATAGTCAATCCTATTAAATTAAGAGATAGCTAGGCGTTTCCGCCCAGCTATCTTTATATACCACTTAACTTGTGGTGTTGGATTCCCAGTACTGAACTTGGAACTCAACAGCGAATCTTTCGATTTCGTCATTTGATCCGTAATTCAGATCGATTGGGCTGATGTTAGTCGGGAAACATCCACGGAATGTGTATGTTTTTACTATTGATTCGTCCCGATCAAGCTGCTCAACGAGAAGATCAGCTTCGTAATCAGTAGGAGCTGTAAGACCGGTATTTGCACTATGTGCATTAATACCGTTCATCCAACGCTCCATTGCGTCACGAATTCTGAAATCTGTGTCGTTGATAATCGTTGGAGTCCATACGTCAAACGTACGGTCTCCTGCGATTTTAAGCTGTCTGCCTCTAAATGGGATAATGATTGTTCCCATAATTGAGCCAGGCAATTGAGCAGCCTCGCACATGAAAGACGTAAGTTCTACGTCGCCATTTGCGTAAGTTGGAAAGTTGATAGTGGCTCTAAACAGATTCGGTCTAGCGCCACCGCCTTTTAATTTGGCCTTGAAATCATCTACTGAAAGGCTCATTTTATTCTCCTATTAGCGCTATTTATACCGTGCCTACAACTTCTTCAAAGTCGACGCCCGTTCTAACAGCCACAAAGTTTAGTGTGACAAAGTTGATAGAACGTGCTGGCTTAATGAAGATGTTACAGACGAATTCGTTTCTGTCGATAACTGCCGCCGTGTTGTTTGTTTCGTCACAAACTACGCGGAAGTCAGTAATACCACGTCGGCCTTGAATCTCCCGGAGGAAAGGCTCTACGATATTCTTAAACTCAGAACGAGTGAACTCATCGTTGAACTCAAACAGAACGTTACGAGCTGCGATTGAGATTGCTCTTTCGATTGCCAAGAACAGTCTGCGAACGTTAATACGATCGAATGCACTTGGACGTGCGAGTTTAGTCTTATCACCAAACAAAAGAACGCCTTGACCAGGGATGTTAGCAATTGGGTTAACACCGACCTTATAAAGAGTATCTCTTTCAGTTTGGTTTGGAGAGTAGGCTATATTTGTAATACCTAAAAGTTGACCACGTCTTGGACCTGCAGGTGAGAACCAAGGAGCAGCTACCTGATCTGTACCAGCCATAAGACCTGCAACAGATGATGCTGATGCTAGGTTAATATACTGATCGTTATACTTGTCATAGACTTTTAAGTAGTTATTGTCCATGACTAGGTATGAAGACTGGGTAAAGCTAGCAGCGGTTGTTACCGTTGAACCAACTGGGTCGTTGTTGTTAATGATGTCCGAACGTGCCGGAGATGTGACAACCACGCAGTCTTTACGTGTAGACTGAGCAATCGAAACGAGATCGTTAACGATTGATGTCTGATCAGATCTACTATTGAGACCAGGAGCAATTAAGAAGTCGACGAGGATATTTTCCTTATCTTCTACTTCGTCAAATGCTGTCTGATAATCACCAACGTCTAATGCTCCGCCATCGTTGCCGTTTCTAAGACGAACAGTTTCGGTCCAAGAAGTTCTGGCAGAATCGTATTCAGTTGGGCTATCTATGTTAAAACTTGTTCCAGAATTGGTTGCAAATGTAGAGGTGTTACCCTTTTGACCAAATCCAGCCATCCAAACATAGTTTGAAGCGTTATTGATAACGTTTACAATGTAGTTTGTAGATCCGTCAGCGTTAACTGCGTTAGGAGCAAGTGAGAGATATGGGAAGGTTTCAAGAACCTCACCTCTTACACCGAATGCGCCAGTTCTATCTACAACTGCTACGTGTACTTCATCAGCAGTACAGCCAAAATCTTCTGCATTAGAAGAAGTGGAAGGTACGTTATCGAAGTATGATTTATAAGTCCAAGCATTAAATGCTGTCAGTGCGTCGGAATCAGTAGCGGTAGGACCGCCAAATGATAGGTGTACGTCTATAGCGTTACCTAGTTCACCAGGATACTTAGCAATGAAAGTATGCTTCAAGGTGAGTGCACTATCTAATCCAGCAAGCTCATTCGAGGATGCTAAAGTAGATTGTTGAACGTCAAAATTATCTCTGTTTTTTACTAGAGGATAATCAGTCGAGCTTAGTGCTCCGCCACCACCTTCATACGCATCTGAATCGAATGCGTTAAAGATTCCGGTGTCTGGAACAGCACGAATTACTTGGAGTGAATTTGAATATCTTAAGAAGTAAGCAGCTTCGTGAAAAGCTACAGTACTTGCACTATCTGGAGCGCCAAAGCGTGTAACAAGACCAGTTTCATTTGAAACCAATACTGGCTCTTCCACTGGGCCCCAGCGGAAATTGCCTGCATAGGCACCTGTACTTGTAGGAACGTTTGGAACAACCCCAGTTAAGTCGATCTCCCTGACGAAAATGCCAGGAGATTGTAATGGAGTTGAAATTGCCATGACTCTTTCCCTTCGAGTTGAATTATAAGCTTATAAACATAATACGGAATTTCATATTTCTATTTATAAGAAACCCGATTTTAGAAGTGTTTATGCTCATAATCGATCGCCCATGGCGATTCAGGATCTGGTTGTAATATCTCTGTTCTACCATCGTCGATGAAGCCAAAGGGCGGTAGATCTTCCTCAATTGCTTCCATTCGCTCTTTAAATAACATTTCTTTTAAATTAATATTAGTCATATCTTGGAACATTTGTGTGGTTGCAAAGTAACCAAACATTACAAAGTTCATTACTAAATCATCATGATTACCGTCTGAAGCCTCATACGATTGTCCTCTACCTTCGAATGTAGATATTTCTAAAATGGTTTGTTCATCTACAATCTCTAGTTTACCATTTTCTAAAATATCTTTAAATCCTGAACATCCTAATCTTTTAGTCTTACGAGTCATCTCAACACCTAGTGCATTTGCTTTAACGGCAGATTCTACGTGAAGATTCTCGTATTCAAAGTCGTAATATAGACCACGAGCAACCATCATTCCCTGGTCATTTGATTCTACGATCGTATAAGCCTCATTGTAAAGTTTAGAATACTTATATATAACATTAGGGAAGAGTATTGGAGAGATAGTGTTACAGCGATACGCAGCTACCTGTCTAAAAGGTGAAACACTGGTATCGATCAAATTAAAAGTAGAATAATCCTGACCTCTTCCCTTCGCAACATCCACACAACAAACATATTGGTGATCTTTTTGAACTTCTTCATATATTAATAGATTACCATTTTCTAATATTTCTTTTGGATTCTTAGCTCTTAATTTCATAAGAGTTTCTGCATTGATTAGCGTGTCACCCGTACCAAAGAAAGTGTTACCGAATTCCTGGTCGAATTGTAATTGACTAGTGTTTGATATGGTTTGTAATTTCCAATCGTCATCCCTGCCTGGTACGTCCCACCAATCTACTCGAAATGACTTATATTCGTTTACACCTTGTGTTGCACCTTGCCACAGATTGTAGAACATGTTACCAATACCGTTGGCTGTTGAGGTAACAATAACCTTTGTGTCTTTACCGGAAGATACAACGGGATATGTTGATGTGTAGAACTCAGATGCTCTTTCGACGAACGCAAACTCGTCGAGGTAGAGTAAGCTAACAGATAAACCACGAATAGAACTACCACTAGTAGCTGCAGCCAGAATACGACTGTTATTACTAAACTCAATGGATCCCTTGTTGAGGGCTTTGCAACCAGGTTGTAAGAAGAATGGTATATTTTCCAGCATAAGCGTAACACGTGACAACATCTCCCTCGCCGTAGCACCTTTGTTAGCTAATATAGCAATTGTCTTTTCTGAGTGGAATAATGCAAACCAAAGGAGATATGCACAAGCTGATATAGATTTACCTGATTGTCGACATGCTAAAACTATATTAAATCTATTATCATTAAATTGTTTAAACATTTTTTCTTGATAAGGATATAGCTCAAATGGAACTAATCCTCTATCAAGCGATATAACTTTACAATAGTTCTTGGCAAAGTATATCGGATCTTGCATACACCTTGCATATTCTTGTACTGTTTCTACATCCCAATTCTGAATAACCCCGTCTCTTTTGACGTTAGGATTACCCAGATAGCTTTCATGAATCATTAGGAGTAATATCCACTGTCTGATTTTGTAACACTTTTTGAAGATCCGCTGTAGATCCTACGAACAGATTATTAGTAGTGTTTCCTATCTGTTTCTGTTCTTCTTTTTTATTCATATCTTTATGCTTCTTATTCAGATCCATAAGCTTATCGTTTACATCAGCAACGTTTTTAATTAGACCTGATAATACTTCGAACGCTCTCGGGTGCTCGCTCTCGCGGGCGACCGCGATCATTTCTTCTAGTGCATCTCTACCCTTATTGATTAAATCAAATAAGGTTTCCCTAGAATATTCGTAATCGTTTGCAAACTGATCTGAGTCACGCATAATGCCACCATCCTGTCATGATATATTTATTACTCTTTAAATTCGGCATAGATCTATGGGTGTGAGTCCAACCAGAAGGCCAAATAAGGCATAATCCTGGTTCCGGTTTAAAATGTTTACGTTGATTATAAAATTGTGTCTGTCCACCTATAGTTTGATTTAAATAAATCATCCATACTAAAAATCTATTTGTATTATCTCCATCCTCAGCGTGCCACGCAGTAAATCCCTTTCCAGGATACGACTTTTGTATCTTATAAGACATGGAGTCAAAATTACTCGGACACCATCTAAACTCTTTTCTATATGTATCAAATTGATTCTTCAAGGCAGTTATAAGTTCCTTATGTAAAGATTCAAAGGAACCAAATTTTGCGGGATTTGATATAATATCTTGGTGAACGCCTTCTCTTCTTTCCTCGATTATATGATCCTTTTTATCTTCAAACCATTCTATAATATCTTCACATAACTTTGTAGATAACACATTTCCGTTCCATGCTATGTGATCAAAATACTTCATGCAGAATCGCCGGGTATATTAGTAAGAGTTACGGTAAATCCGTAATCGCTATCTGGACTTACATTAAGTGGATTTGGTTCTACTGTTAAAATAGGTGAGGCCGTAATGGCGTTACCGAATCCATCAGAATCTTTTAGATTTCCGCCTACGAAGAAGTTATTAGTAACCTTACGGATAATACCTGTATCTTCAATGCCTTGATAGAAGTTAGCGTGCATTACAAAATCGAGCTGATAGATTATAGATCTACGCTCACCTAACGTCCCCTCATAGTCATCAGAATACGATAGACCGTTAAGAATAATAGGAACATCTTCTTTTATATCTGCGTAATTTGAAAACGGTTTGATAGTTAAACTATATTGTGGGCTAAAGTATGGTAATATCTGTTCCACAATTTGCAAAGCATCATCTTGTGTTTTAGTATAGACGTTTAACTGAAGATCAATGTTATAAGGAACAAAGTTAAAGAGACTTGCCTTCTGACTCGTACTTCCGGAACCAGCTGTCGCGGTTCTTTTTCCTATTTTAGTTAGTTGTCTTTCTGGTGCATAAGAATAGCCTATAATCTCAAAAGACATACGAGGTAATTTTAGTGCTACCTTTGTATCAGTATCTAAGTCGGGATTATCTCTTATACGTTCTATATAATCTCTTCTTGGTGCATATGCTAACGGAACTTTTACCTGACTTAATACTTCACCGCTTGCATTTTTACGTAGCACGTATATGTTATTAAACATAGAACCAAACATGGCTACGCTTTTTCTTATACGCTCGTGATAAAAATATGTACCAAGCATTATTGTGGATCCCCGAATGGATTATCTTCACTGAAGTCTAAGAAATCCAGATCCGATGATGTAGTAGCAAAGTCATCATTTTGTTCGTTAGATGATATAGTATTGACCTCTGACGCTGATGTAATTGTAGCATTCGAATAATAATAAGGACTACCAATGGTGCCAGCACCGCCAGCTAAAGTAGAATTTACAATAGTATTGGTTGCAGTAAATGTATGATAATTCCCGTCATCTGCACCGACGTGTATAAGATGCAGAGTAAGATCTGAATCTGACCATCTTGCAACTTCACCACTGAGTACAGTACCATCAGTTAGTGTCGAAGTAACAGTATCACCGATTGCAAATCCGTAAGATGCACTATCAAGTGTAACCTCATATCTGTAAGCATAATCTCGTTCTATCTCATCGATAGCATCTACGCCAGTATCAAAGTCTTCATCGTTGTATTCGAATAATTGACAACGCATTTTATAGGTAGGTAGATTCTGTAACTGATAAAAAGGCTGCTCGTGCTCAACATGCATAATCTGGAATAAAGAGTTACTCATAGGCAAATATATTAAATCACCTTCTAACGGTCTTACCGAAGTAATCTCATTATCATATCGGGAAACCGTATTTGCCCAACGTTTTCTAGCTACGATAAAGGTAGCTTCGTCTCGTATTTCTACGCCGAATCTTGTAAACAGATCTCCTTCACCATCGAATCCTTCAACGTTTTCGATATACATTTCAACTTTATAGGATGAATTAAACCGTGACGGAATCTCGTCACCTAGTATTCTATCTTCTTTTACTGTATCTCTTGGAAGATAATAAACATCTTGTCCATAAATCTTCATAGACTCAATAATAATATCTTCGTAAAGATTCTGTTCAGATTTTACGGCTTGACTAAAATAAACGTTTCTGGCCATAATTTATCCTACGAAGAAGTCTGCTGGCATTTCGAAGTCGAGTCTAATTTTTTCCCTAAGTTTATCTATGTCTACAACGGCATCATCATATATTTGTCTACCGTTTAATGTGACGCCACCTGGTAATTGCATACCTTCAAATTTACTTAAATTTGATCCCCATTGTTGCTTCAACAACGCTGTAGTATATTCTTTCAACCACATATCGTTATATACTGCACCAAATGAACCTGGATTTACTGTCTTATAAGCCTCATATACGATGTATTCGTCTGCTTGAACATCTTTATCTGCAAAATCTCCATGCAAATAAAGTCTATTCATATGTCTTGACCAAGTGGTCTGTGGATGCCCGTTAAGCTTCATATCGAGAAGGGAAAGATACTGATTCAATTGTTCGTAATATGCTAGATCGCCAGCAAAGTTTTGCATATCAGCTATGTCATTTAACATCATTTGATATTTGATATCAAAGAAATTAAATGATGTGTTGAAAGATGAAGAGATACGGAACAATCTAGTAACTTGAATTACGTCACTTGAAACATCTACGTATTCGTTACTTACGTCACTATCAGTTACTAGATGAGTTACATATGTCCTATATGTAGCATCAGCATGGTATTCTCTCCAATACTGAATAGCTTCATCTACACGATCTTCTATTTGATCCGGATCAAGGTTAATTTCAATTACTGGATCACCTAATCTTCTTAGGCAGTAATCGATCAGGCCTTGTCTAGTACTAGGATTAGCCATATTCTAACCTTTTTCCTTTTATTTATCAGTTCAGCAATGTGCCTGATGCATCGTATACGTCTATTCGATAGTAAGTGCCTTCTTGACCGTCGAGTGTATCAGCATCTAATCCAGATCCTGCGCCATCTCTAGTTTTAATATCAGTAAAGATAGTAGCACCAAACATAGAAGTAAGCTCAGCTGAATCAATATCAAATGTTCTTGAAGCTGCGATCGTTCCACCGCCACTTAAACCTTTACCGGCTGTAAGTGTTACTGATGTGTGATCGATATGTTCATCAGCAACAAATCCACTTAAGTTATCGTGAACAATTTGACCGTCGTTACTCGTTAAAACACCAGTAGACGCAGTGTAGGTTATACCAGTTCC